TCGTAAAAAGTTTAAGGTCTATGTTAAGGATGGCGACAAAGTTAAGAAAGTAATGTTCGGCGACCCTAACATGGAGATAAGAAAAGATAATCCGGCAGCTAGAAAATCATTTCGTGCTAGACACAAATGTGATACAGCATCGGATAAAACAAGTGCAAGATATTGGTCTTGCAAAATGTGGTAGGAGAGATATGGCCGGTAAAAGAGTAACTTGGAATTGGGGCGACAAAACTTATAGTGGAACTTTAATTAGGGAAACTAAAACACATAAGTACGCTAGGACCAAAAATGGTAAAACTAAGGTCATACGAAAAAAAGTTTAATTGAAAGTAGCATGCCCTAAGTGTGGCCTATACTTAAACTACGATATAGACAAGGCTAAAATGACTTGTTTAAACAAAGAGTGCGAAGGATATTCTAAATGAGCCAGTTAAGTGAGCCATTAAACAATTTTTGGAATAAACAAGTTGATAATGGAGGAGTAGTAGCAAAACCTTTTTCAGGCAATTGTATGTTCTGTAAAGCAGAAATAACAAAAGAAGATGATGACCACAGTGTATGTAACAAATGTTGGATAACTTGTAATGAGTAAAGTAAAAGTATGTTTTGCACAATCGTGTCATAATGTTTTAAAAGCACCTGCAAGAAAATTTTGTTCACCAAAATGCTCAAAAGCATATCACAATAAAAAATATTACGCACAACAACAAGGTGCAGTTTATGAACCTGAACATGATGGTAAACCTGTAGCACAACCTAATGTACAAAAAAGAAGAGGTGTCGTATATGATGCTCTTGTAGAAAAAAACTTAGGACCCCTTATTCTTAAAGGTGATTTAAAAAAACAAGACGCTGCAGAAATCTTAGGCTGTACAAAAGCTGCTCTATCTTATGCGTATGCTGCATGGATAGAAGATATGGAGACAAAAGAAAAAGCAGAGAACTGGACTTTACCTGCTAAAGCAGAGAAGTCATTAGCTGACTTTAAAATTTTTAGAGATAGATATTTTCAAACAGAGACTGGTGAACCATATCAAACTCCGGAGTTTCACATTAGATGGATTAAATCTATTCTTGAAGCTATTGAACATGGAAATCAGCAGATGATACTATCTCCTCCACGACATGGCAAGACTGACCTACTAATTCATTTCGCAGTATGGCTCATAATCAAGAACCCTAATGTTAGAATATTGTGGGTAGGTGGTAATGAAGAGATATCTAAGAATGCTGTCGCTTCAGTAATAGACCAGTTAGAGAACAATGAAAAACTTATCGAAGAACTCTGCCCACCTGGAAAGAGTTTTAAACCAACTAGCAGAGCAGGAAAAGCGTGGTCGCAGAGTGGGTTTACTGTTGGCACTCGTACTGTTACCGGGATTAAGTCTCCTACCATGGTTGGTATCGGTCGGGGTGGAAAAATTCTTTCACGAGATTGTGATATTATCATAGGCGATGACTTAGAGGACCACTCTTCTACAATGCAACCTGCATCAAGAGAGAACACAAGAACTTGGTGGACAACAACACTATCTTCTCGAAAAGAGGAACACACAGCTTTAATTGTTATTGGCTCCAGGCAACACTATGACGATTTATATTCTCATCTACTAGACAACGAAAGTTGGAATACGATAGTAGAAGAGGCACACGATACAGGATGTACCTTACCCGACTGGAATGATGAAGCTCACCAGGACTGTATGTTGTGGGCAAACAAAAGAACTTACAAATGGTTAATGGGTAGAAAGTCTGCTGCAGAGACTACTGGTGGTAGAGCAATTTACGAAATGGTTTATCTTAATGTTGCTATGCCTGATGGTATGGCTTTATTCGACAGCGTAGAAATAGAAGCATGTCGAGACCAAAGTAGAGAAATTGGGCAGGTACCTGCAGGAGTTAGGTTAATTGCAGGACTTGACCCGGCATCAGTCGGATATCAAGCTGCATTCTTATGGGGTTATGACCAGGCATCTAACAAATTGTATATGATTGATATGGAGAACTCACTTGGAGGTGGTATTCCACAAGCACTTAAAATAATTAAAGAATGGTTTGTGAAATACAATCTCTCTCATTGGGTTATTGAAGAGAATGGTTTTCAGCGTGCAATTAGACAAGACCAATCTATTAGAGAGTTTGCAGGTAAACATGGTGTCTTCTTAGAAGGAACGCAGACTTATTCTAATAAACACGACCCGATATTTGGTGTTACAGCAATGAGACCATTGTTTGAACAAAAATTAATTTCTTTGCCATATCTTGGCTTTGAGGCCCAAGAAAAGGTAAACTTATATAAAAGTCAGTTAGTGTATTTCAGTTCTGCACAGAATAAAAGCAGAAGTGTTGGACAAAAGTCTGACTTAGTAATGGCTAGTTGGTTCCCAATGAAAACTATTCGTAGACTTCAGAAGGAAAGACTTGCTACAATGGGACTTGAATATGAGCCATCTTTTGGTGGATATGCAGGTAGTGATATAGATTTAGATAGTTGGAGATAATGAAAACAGAAGACGAAATATATAACAGGGTGTACGAGCTTAGAGCGCAACACGCAGATGTCATTTCAGAAAAAGATAAAATAAGAGCAATTATGAATGGTGGTGCTGATGGTATCAAGGCTTTACTTGGTAAACAAATGCGTGATATGGATTATAACCAAATACCTGCACCTAACATGTTACATTCGGCTATGGAGAGATTTGCACAAAAACTAGGTAGAGCGCCCGATTTAAAAATTGATATTTTTAATGACAAAGATAGTGAACGAGCTACAAAACGAGCAGAAAAACTAGAACGAATAGTACATGCTTATGATGAACAACAAAAATTAGAATTACAATTACCACAAGTTGGTAGATGGCTACCTGGTTATGGATTTGCTGTATGGGTATTAAAAGAAAAGAAAGATGCTAATGGTGTTCCTTATCCATATGCAGAAGTAAAAGACCCTTATCTTTGTTACCCTGGATATTTTGGCGAAGGTCAACAACCTAAAGAACTAGCTATTGTACACAGAGTTCCACATGAGACATTGGCTAAACTGTATCCAAATCACAAGAATGTTATCTTAGATGAGATTGATGCTGAATATAATACAATGGCTTACATGTCAAGTTATGACAAAACCTGGGCTAATCAAAGTGGTACAGGTAAAGTTGTAGCAGAATACTATGATGACGAAGGTACATACATTTTCTTACCGGAAAACAAAGTTATATTAGATTTTATTCCTAACCCACTTAAATCCGGACCAAGATTTGTAGTAGCTAAAAGATTTGCTTTTGACCAAATGCAAGGTCAATTCCATCATGTTATAGGCTTGATGGCTAATATGGCGAAGATAAATGTTCTATCTGTCATTGCAATGGAAGATGCTGTGTTTACAGAAACCAACATCATTGGCGAGATAGAAAGTGGACAGTATAAGAAAGGACGATTGTCAGTTAACTACTTGACACCTGGAAGCCAGGTATCTAAACCAACAAACAATCTACCCTATCAGCTGTTCCAACAGATAGATAGACTAGAAAGACATCTTCGTTTAGGTTCTGCATATCCTGTATCAGATGATGGACAATCGCCTAACGCTTTTGTTACTGGTAGAGGATTAGAAGAACTAGGACAATCTGCATCATTGCATGTAAGAGAATATCAAGTAATTCTTAAAGATGCTTTAGAACAGATTGACACTAAGAGATTAGAGTGGGATGAGACCATGTACCCAAATATGCGTAAACCTATTGCAGGTTTTAGAAATGGTACAGCCTTTAAAGAGACTTATGTTCCTGGTAAAGATATTGCAGAAATGTATAAGACAAGAAGAATTTATGGTGTTATGGCCGGGTTCGATGAACCACAAAAGATTATTACAGGCCTACAGCTAAAACAACAAGGCATTATTGATAAACAAACTTTACAAGAGAACATGGATGGATTAGATAACATATCACAAATCAATTCAAGAATTAATGCAGAGAGAGCAGAGAATGTTTTGTTTGAAAGTCTTATGGCACAAGCTGCACAAGGTAACCCTAAAGCAACTATGGCTGCAATTGAGATTAAGAAAAATCCTCAAAACATGAATTCAATTCTAGAAAAGTTCTATACTCCTGAGGGTGACGACATGACACCGGAAGAGGTAGCCTTAGCCCAAGCAGGTCAACAACAAGCAGGACCGCAAGCAGGACCTCCACCGGGATTAGCACAAGTTCTTGCACAAGCAGCAGCACAAGGAGGTGGACAAGGTGGCTAAAGATTTTGACCCGATGGAAGAGACTGATAATCTTTTTTACAATATCATTAATGAAGAAGACTGGGATATAGAATTCGACTTAGATGATACAGACCCTAACTTAGAAGAACTTGTTATTGATTTAGAAGGTACTCCAGTATTTTTTGAATACTTAGTTCCTGGACCTATGGATGGTGTTCTTATTAAAATAATGATGAGAAGATTAAATGATAAACAACAAAAAAATTTTATGGAATTTTTTCAAAACATCGGAAACTTTTTAGAAGACGAGGATAAAAAATATGGTTAGGTTGAGTGCATCAGAACAAGCTGCTAAAAAAAATACAGACATGAAACCAGACCCAGGATATGCAGATTTGTATATTCCTAGAAAAGAAGGAGACCCAACAGGTTCATCCGGTATGGTAAATGATTTAGCTACTGGGTTAACAGGTACTTCTGCTACAGCAGAAACTCCGGAAATAGCACAAGCTATACAAACTGCAGTTGGTAAGCCTATC